TGCGTGTACATTCTTTAAGACTGCGGTTCCTCCTTAACGTCGGAGGGCGGCTCGTTCTCCACTTCAATGTCTGCGGGAATCAAGAGCGCCGCAACTTGCGAGACTATCGCGTCCGGAAGCTGGTTAACGTAGCTTTCACCGTAAACATACGGCTTTGACAGTCCGTCGCTCCATTCCTCCCCACTCGGGAATTTTGTTATCGCCTCTCCTTTGAGAGTGATTTCTTTCAGCGCGAAGTATATTTCCACGCCTTCCTTACTTTTGATTAGAATTTTCTTAGCCATTTGCTTGATTTATTTGAGTTTTGATTTCGTCCACGAAAGCTTTTACTGATTGGTCGTTGTCGCCAACAACACTCCCTGTGACTGTTGCGTCGTAAGAATGACCCGAAGCGTCCTTTACAAGTTTAGTAGTTGAATTGCGCTCGATTACGTAGTTGTCTAGCGCGAGCGAAACTTGCGAAGGCTTTAACGTAGGCGGAATAAGTTTTCCAACCGCATAATCGGCTGTGGTGTACGGCGCGCCTTCTGCCGTCATGTCGAAATTGAATACCGAGATTCGCGAAAGTGCGATTTCAAATTCGTTGAATGTTGAACCTCCCGCGTACACTCCGCGCTCGTTTATCACAAGCGGCTTTTGGAATGAAACCGACGCGTTGTGCCTGCCGACCGACGCGACGAGGCTGCCTGCGTTTTCGCCGTCTATGTATACAGGTATAGACGCGGGGCTGTTGCCGCTTGCGTCGGGCGCGGGAATTGCAATCGCGACGGTATGTCTGCCGGTCGGCAGCGGGATATTTCCTCCCCACCCCCTCGACACTCCCATTCCCTCGCCGCCGCATCCGCCGAGCGTGAAGCCCAACTGCGACTCCCCGCTCTTGGTGAGCCTGAATCCGTATATCGGATAACCCGAGACGTTCCAGTCGGCGTTCGTGCAGTTGAAGAAAGAAAATTCGTTGTTGTATTCGTAGCTTATCCCCTCCCAGCTTTCGACTTCGTATTCGATTGCGAGCGAAAACGGCAGCGGAATGACGACCGACGTCCAGCTCGCCACGCTCAGCTTGCCTTGATTGAAGTGCAGCGTGCCATACGGAAGTTTTGATAAAGCTAGCGTAGATAGGTCGTAAGACACTTCATCAATCGTATCCGATAGACTAGTTACTTCCTGCTGCAAGATGGTTACATCGTCCTTTGAGGCGGTTCCTGAAAGGTATCCTTTTTCATCAACGCCATCAACAGTTGAGTCCTCCTGTATTTTGGACACAACCATATAGGTTTGACCACTTTCTGTAGAAAACGTAAGCCTACCTCCAGTAGGATTACCAGCGTTAGATGATATAGTATAACGTCCTGCGGGCGGTACTACGGTAGTTTTATTCTCTCCGGCGGGGTCTACAAAGTCGACAAGAAAAGGAATGTTACCTACATTAGTGTAGATAAGTTTAACATCTTTTACCATGTCTGCAAAGTTAACTTGTAGACCGCCAGTATTTACTGCAATTTTCATTTTAGATTGCCTTTCAATATAATCTCATTTAAAGTTAGTCGTAAATCACTTATTATCGCGTCTTTCTCCTGTATTACTCTTTCCGATGCTAGTGTTATCGACCGTCCCGTTTTGTTCGTAAAGCTCTGACCATTTTCCAGATACAGGTAATCCGGCAAGGACGTGACTTCGTAAAGACGCGAGTCTACTACGGTCGCGTTGCAACCTGTCAACCAAAGTATGTTGACCATCAGCGCGTAACGTAGTAATCTTTTCTTGAAATTCTTGCTCATTCTCGTATTCCTCGTTCAGAACGTCCAACACTAGTTTAGACTTTCTTATCTCTAAGTATATTCTTATACACTCTATAAGAGATGCCAAAGTTTTCAACATAGTGTTGGACGCCAGAACATGAGGTTAAGTATGGCTACTTATTAGTGGTCTGAACAGTAGAAGGAGTTTCTACCGAATTGTCAATAGTTTGAGTTTTAGCGTCTTTTATATAACCACCTATATCTGCGGCGGTATCTTCAAAAGATACTTCTCTTCCAAGCAGGAATGAAGCTATCACAGTCAATATAACTGCAACTATACCGATTCCTGCGCCTATTTTCTTTTTACTTGATTCTTCCATATTTAAGTCTCCCAATTTAAACCATCGAAATTAGAAGTTTTAAAAAATTCACTATCAGTTGATTTAAAAGTATTTGTAAAAGTAGAATGTTTAGGAATATTCTGTTTAGCAAGTACAGGCGGGGGATAATAGTCTAAACCATCATGAAGAATAATTCTTCCAAGATTTTCCATCATATGGTCATCTTTATCTTTCGGTTTATTATCTCTATCAAAATACCATGAAGCAAGTTCCTTACGAGTTTCTGTACAACGTTCATGAACCCAAAGATGAGGTTTATTGTTATAGAAGTGTTCGTTAGTAGATTTTATCGCTTCTGTACGTGCTTTACTTCCCTTAGTAAGTTCTATTCCATACTTTTCAAAATCATCTGCGAAAGAACGTTTAGTAGTTTGGTCTACTATAAAAGCCGCAGGTTCTATAAGTATATATCCTATCTGGTCGTACCAAGATTTACCTTTTAACCAATTAGCAATTTCTTCAATAGAGCCTTTCGCAAACCTTTCATCGAATATGATGGCGTCGGTGGGCGTAATCGCGACCGCAAGGGTCGCGTGCGGTGTTTGCGGGTGGGTGTCGATTGCCACGGCAATGAGGGCGTCTTCGGGCGGTTCGTCGATTGATTTCCAACCCGCGGGTGTTCCTCGGCTGAGATGCTTGCTTTCGGAGTACCCGTGTATGACGAGCCTCCCCGCGGCCATCGGGCGACCGTCGCGTCTGCATGCTAGCTCTTCCTCACTTAGAGTCTCATAGAAAGCGTCCATTCCTTTTATGTGGGCGTTCTCTCCCGCCTTACCAGTGTAAATCCAGTAATAGTCTGGGTGGGCGGTGCTCTGCATTACTGCCTCGTCCCACATCCACATCTCCTCTATTGGAGTTAATAGACGCCACATAGAGCCATCGCGGTCAATAAGTCCACGAGCAACTGCCACCTGCATATCGCGGGGAAGCGGTTCATCTACATGAATGAAATCCCAATCAGATGATTCAAGACCCATCTCATTTCGCAAGAACGATTGGACAGTAGCGAAATAAAGAAGACTATCCCGCTGAACACCATCTATAACACTACGGAAAGCCATTCGGGTTGTTCTACCCTGATTGTCTCTCCAAGTATTAGTTATATAGCGGGCGGGGCAATATTCCCTAATTTTCCCCTTTGGTGATGAACCAAAACCCTCACCTGTAAATAGTTCGTCTACCTTATCCCATGTTTGAGCTATCACAAGTCCCTTAACGCCCCGCCTTGGTATCCCAAGACGCCTCAACGGATTGTCGGCGGGGTAAAATCTACGCTCTCCAAGAACCCAACTAATATCCTCTATAACGCCACACGTAGACTTTCCCCACCTATTTCCGCCGAATATATCTCGCCTTTTCTTGTCCGCATTTTCAAAGAACGCTTTTTGCCCGCCGTTATTCGGTACAAAAAAATCTATTTTAAATTCAGTGCGGAGTTCATTTCGTCTCTTATATAACTTTCTTAGCCGAACTAACTCCTCTTCTGATATGTTAAGCTTAGACATTTATGATGTCCTCTTCAAGAAGCCGTTGTGCATCAGAATCCGACAACCCTATACCGCGGAGAGTATCAAGTATAGCTTTCTCAATCTTCTTAGACTCAGCTTCCGCATTAACATTATAATTGACCTGCTCAATAGTCTGCCTAGCCTTACCCATTACTCTATCTAGTATCTCGGTGGCAACATCATTCCTTAGCTTAGCAGGTTGGGTTTCATCATGAAGTAGTCTATATTTAAGCCGCAGGCTGGCAGTCGCCATCTTCTCGATAGTCTCTTTTTCATCATCGAAAGTATCAACCTCAAATCTATGATAGAGGTCTTTATGATACTTCGTTATTAAAAGGTTTTGCGCCTCAGGAATAATACCAAATTCCGACTGAATATCTGAGGCGGGGAGTCCCAGAGCACGAAGCATAGTTATGGCGCGGGAGAGCGGATATTGTGCTAAGTCCTGAACTTCCGTATCTAATAGTAAATCTGCTTCTATTTGTTCACTCATTTCCTTTGGAAATGACGTTATAAATGATTTATAATGTCTTTGTCTTACGACAATAAAAAAGTTTTTTAAAAAGCTATTGCCGAGGGCGGCAGCCCTTCTTTTTACGTCCTGTATAATAATATAGGGCGTAGCCTTATGTCAAGTAATATTATTCTTGCTTAATAATAATACTTAATTTTAGTGGTAGGTCGAGAGAGGATATTCTATATAGAGACCCCCTCCCCCTCTGGATAGAGTACTTATAACAGCTTCGCCGTCTCTAAATTTATTTTTTATTATTTTTAGACTTTTTATCTCTATAAAATAATACACTTATCTGTCAAATACACTTATGCGTCAATAATATATATGGTGGCGGATTAAATACACTTGCAACGGCGGGAAAGGCTAACGCCTTATTATCAATAATATATAAATAATACTTTAAAATATTATTTTAACTTATAAATAATACTGATATCATAATATTTATGAACATAAGTAATAATCCCATTTATACACAATTTATATCATTTTTTATATTTATCTTGTCAATTTATAATATCATTATTATTTATGAGACAAAATAATATTCTAAATTACAAAATAATATTGATAATAATATATATCAGATAATCTCAAATTCTATTATTTTTATTAGCTTTCTCTCTATTTATAATAATATTATTATTTTAATATCATAATATGATTATACGAATGTTTCAATATTATTTTATATTTTTTGCTTGACAAGGCGGGAAAAATCTATCTAAAAACGCTATGATAAATTATATCATTATTTATCATTATTTATTATTATTTATTATATTATATCATTATTTATATCATTTTAATATAAAATATCCATCTTTTTGATGATTTTGATGTTTTGCGGGTTTCATTTTCCGGTTTGCATATCCCTCTTGTTAAGTGCTTAAAATCCCAAATTTTTAAAAAAAATAATAAATAAAATATATTGGATTTATTTGGATTTATATTGATTTCCAAAAAATCAAGCAAAAAATCGCGCTAAAACGGCAAAAAGCGACAAAAATCCTTCCAAGCCATCAAAATTTTGTATTTTCCTAAAAAGCTCAATATCAGTTGCTTGCGCAATCAAAACATTCAAAGTTTCAATCCGCTTTCTTTTGAAGCTTTTGATTGCTCCGCAATTTGATAAATATTATCCGATTATAATCCCCGCCCTCATCTCTTATCATCTCCTATCATAAGGGTTTTTTATCCCCTTAATAATCATCTACTTAAAAAAGTAAAAATTTTTTTTGAAAAATTGAAAAAAGGGGCTTGACAGCTCCGCCGATTTCATTCAATATAGGCGCATAAAAATTTGAGGGCTTTCCGCCCCGAAGGTTCTTTGAAATAAACCCTAAAAAAGAAAGGCAATAAAATGAAAAGTAAAGTTGTAAACACAAACGCGAAAATCGCCGACGGCTCAACCGTTGCGATAAATTCAAACGTGCAAGTACCGGAAACGCTCGACGAATTGAAAGCACTTGCCGCCGACGCGCTTGGTACAAATGACTCCGCCGCGATTGAAAGCCACTTGGTAGATTTATTTGTAGCTTGGAACGTGGCACACACTTATCAGTCGCAAGTAAGGTCAAAGTTAAAAACGGCAAGCTCATCTTTAACATATGACCAGCTTTCCGACCTTGTAAGCGATATTCCGTTCAGGATTCCAAGACCGGCAAGCGCACCCCGCGGTGACAAGGTTGTACTGAAAAAATCGCAACTTACACCGCAACAAATAGAAAAGCTCAGAGAGCTTGGAATACTCTAAAATAATAGTGGTGAGTACTTAATAGGTACTCACCACTTTTTGTTCTCTTATGGTATAAAAATATCATTTTATTAACATTAAATATTATAATATATTATGAACTATAAAAAACAATTATTTTTCAACTATCGTAAACAATGTAAGTTGGCATATGAAGCGAACTTACCAGCTGAACCGCTCCAACTTGGCGGGCAAGTCACAATAAGTTTTGTCTGGACGGAAAGTTCACAAACGAAAGAAACCTTTGAATGTATGGTAATAGTATACCATCATAAGCCAATGGTACAACGCATAAGTAACAGTGACGTCTTCCCCACCGACGCACTTTACCGCCTTGCTTGTGAGGCGGAAAAATATATTCACTTCGTGGGGACTAACGTCTAATAGTAGATAGGATAAGTATTTGTGTTAGATTATAATATTATCGAAACAGGTCAAACTTTACAGATAGACGATACTATTAGGAAACTTCTATACATAAAATATGGTGTATGGTGTGGAACTATGGTAGTTTTCGACAAGGGGACAATAGTCCCCTTAATAAAAGAAACTACAAGGATAGTTCAGTACTTCACGGAGGACAAAGTACTTAAAAATGAAAAGGTTGAAACTTATCGGGAGACTATCCCACCCAAACCACTGCTTTTAAGAGGGGAGTCATCAAGATTACCCCGCGCCACTTTAACGTGGGAAGAAATAAGACTTGCATATACAAGTCAAAGTTCTAACGAAACATACAAAGTACAAAAAGCGAAAGTTCCTAAACCTTTCGGAAAGCCGAAAGGTGAAGTAGATAAAATAGAACTTAAAGTGACTACACTAAGTGATAAACAAATAGCAACTCTGAAAGAGTTGGGAATACTATAACTCGAAGATTTGTAAACATTCCAAAAGAATGAGACATTATAAATCATTTATAATGTATAACTATGGATAAATAAACGTCTAAAAAGAAGAGTAAGAAAGGATATAATATGACTCTAATTGATTTGGTAGACAGATTCTTTGAATCTAAACCGACGACTATGTCGTCTCACGTAGTTATTAAAGTTGATAATAAAATACTATATCAACTTTATAGAAGTACTCTTGTGGTATGGTATCGTGATAAGAACATTTTTGGAAGTTAGACCTCATACTAACTATTATGAGTTCAGTCCTACTACTCAAAGAGCGTTTCGTAGGTTTGGAATAGTATTTTCTAACTGTAAAGGTAAATTAACGCTTGAACAAATTAACTACAAGGGTGGGCGTTTTAGACAATTCGACATTCCTGTTGAACAAGGGTATGTAATACTTATAAAATATTATACTCACGATATAGCTGTATGGGTTGCACCTGAAAGGAGTGTTGACTCGTTTATCCGAGAGTTTCGCGCGGAAGAAATGAGTAACTTGCTGAGAAGTGACAGTGTATAAGGATAGAGATTGCCCCGCCTTGCGGCGGCTGGAAGTCGGCGGGGTGAAGCTGAGTGAATTTTTAACTACAAGGAAAGGTAAGTATGAAAGAATTGAAACTAAAAATAGAAAAGTTCAATAAGGCGATAGCCTTTCAGACACTTAAAGTCACGGATTGTGTAGATTCGGAACACGTAAAGTTCTCCGCCAGTCCTATCATATTGGAAGATAAGATTGTGCTCAATAAGTACAAAGACAACTCCACCTTGGGAAGAGCCTACTTTAACTCCAACGAACAAAGGGACTTTGTCTTTGACAAGCTTATCAAATGGGTGACGGACGAGCAGTTTTCCCGCCCTCCAACTAAGTTGGAGATAGGTGAGGAAGCATTGTTTAGCGATACGATTGGGGAAGGCGGTGTTAGGGGAACACTTGTATACATACTACCAGAAGAATTTGAAAGTAGGTATCTATCTGCTTCCGACTCCTATCCGTATTGGTGCTATTGGAAGTACGCTCGCCCCGCCAACAATACCCTAAAAGTAAATGGTAATATCTACCATTGGAGGGGTGACAATGAATAACGCGGTTCATTACCTCTTAACAAATAAAGACTATCGATTCGGTAAACATAAAGTGGAGGCGGGAGAGTATCGTTCAACCTACACTTACGATGGTTTTGTAATGATAGAATTCTATCATACATTAAAAATACTAGTATTTCATAAACCTATAATCAAGAAAGAAGTCATAACTATTTTTGAGAAATGTGGACTTAAAATAAAGTATGATAAGAACCACAAAGTATATGAGATACGTACAGTATTTGGATACGTCTTAGGCGGGAGTCATATTAAATATACTATGAGTGATTGGAGTATCGACTTTGTTGCTGTTAAGATCCTGCTTACTAATACACTGTTCTTTCGAGGAAAAGATTTAGTTTATACTTTACTAAATGATAAACTCGGGACTGAAACAGACCGACAGCCCCGCCCGTAATCAGAGGCGGGACAGTCAGCTTCATAGCCACAACCACGCGGCTTCAAGCCGCAACCACTGTCGCCCGTCAGGGCGGGTCAAGCTTCGCTTTAATCAACTATATATTCGATATGAATAACCATATAATTACAAGAGATAAACTAATAGACATTATTAAAAAGTGTGACTTATCTAAATATGACTTAGAAAAGACTATGTCTGGTGTTTATACGAAAGATTATGAACATCGGATATTTGAAATTCATAATGGAATATATGTATTTAATCCCGACAAAGATGCTTATAATATTCCACTAGCCAAGGATATGTTTACATATCTAACTAAACGGAGACCTATTATTATAGATACTAATAAGCAAGTTTATATAGGTGAACCTATAACCTTTGCTCTTAATGACGACTACGTCGCTAATAAACTAACCTTTCTAAGAGTATATAAATATCTTAATGGAGCTGACTATAATGATAGTGGTATTACAGTAGAGGGAAGGTCAGTTTTTGATAGGAGAAGTAATAATAGCGTGGAGAAATCAACACTTCTGGTTAGAAGAATGAGCTTGCCGCTTCATAAGATTTATTGCCCCACCTCACGGGCGGGGTTATCTTTCATTAGACTTCTAACGGGAAGAGAGTTCTCTTGTAAGTTAGGCGTTTGGCACATCGGAAACATCGCAGTTAAATTCCCGCTCTATTATCACGCTAACATGGAAATGATATTTACGCAATTCAAAGACAATATAAATGATTTATAAGGTATGAATAAGATAATAACAAAGCATCTATTATTTAATTATGGTAACTATCAATATCAACAATGGATTCAACACGTCGGGATTTCATCTGCATATACACTTGCAAAGCAGATAAATAGGAACGTTAGATTTCCCGTCCCCGTCCTCGCGGGACATATAAACTATAAAGCAGCACCTATATTTATGCATATGTTGGAGAATTTTAAATGCTACCATAAGTGGCTTGGAACTGTTGTTAAGATAAGCTTTATGCTTGACTCTTGTTATATGTATATAAAGTGGAGAGGGGTTCCCCCGCCCAACTTAGATGAGATTAGAATGAGTCCATCATTTTATGAAGAATGTTTACGTGGTGTATTGTACACCCCAACCGTATTACTTCACGTAGCAATAACTGAAAAACCTAACATACCAAACTGTGGAAAGTTGGATTATGAATATTTTAAATCTAATAACTTCGGATACTAATAGGAAAGCTCGTAAGCTTTTAGGACACCCATTAACCAAGCGTGAGATATATCTATTCATATACTTAGATGCTTGTCTTAAAGACCATATAGAATACTCTGAAAAGTTTATGACTTCATACGATAAAGACATAATTCTTTCACTTAACTATATGGGGTTACTTCGAGCGATTGAAACCCCGCAGGGTGTTAGCCTTGCTGTTAAGCGAAGCTTGTATAATCTTATACAAGATGCAATCTTTGATTGTTTTATTAGTGAAATAGAGGAGAGATACGATGAATCCAGATGATATACAATTCTTTGATGTAGGAAAACCAGTCGTTGTAAAGATAGGAGAAACAGAGGGCGGGGAAGTCCGCTTTTGCATAGCAAAAGTAGTAGATATTATATTTATTACTGACGACGACACTATTAAAGTACAACAGTACTCAGTAAAGTTTACTAACGAGTATGATAATGATACTTGTTGGTATGACGCTTGTGACGTATTTAAAAATATAGATTCTTTAATGGAGTCTATTAAACAAAAGAAAAATAAAACGAAAGGAAAATAAACATGAAAGAAAAAGATATAAGGTTTAACATAGGCGATATAGTATATGCTGTTAAGGGTGTGAATAGACACACCAATGACTATGCTATCCTTAAACAGAAAGTCGAGGCGGTAATGGTCGAAGTTAATAGCGATGGGTGGATAAATGAAGTATCTTACGTTCTAACAGATGACCTCGGACATCATAGGTCTACTAAGGTGAGCGGGGTATTCGCTACATTTGAAGAAGCTCTCGAATATGCTAAGAACGACTAAGATTTAGTTCCCCCGCGCTCGGAATAGACTCGGGATTCGGCAACAATCAGTGGGCGGGGCAAGCTTTGATTCATAGCCACCCCGCCCGCTTTCACCAACCGACTCTAATCCGCCCGCAAGGGCGGGGAGTCTACCCTAACTTTAATCAATCAACCTCAATACGAAGTAATATGAATGAAGAAGAAAAGTTTGAAGCAAGAATGATAGACCTTGCAGAGTCGGGTGATAACCCCGAAACAGTTATATTCGGTATGCTTAACGCAATACGAATGTATTTCGAGTCTACTGACATGGACGATATATATGAAATAATGTTGGATTATATTCGTGATTGGGCAGACCGAGACGGGTATAATAAAACTACTATTAACGTAGGTAAGTTTGTAAAGAAAATAGACAGTGGAGAAGAGTTCGAGTATGAAGAGATTGATTAAACGAACCTATCGGTTTAATCCAAATAGTAAAAAGATTACTCTTATGCGAGCACTTGCTTCGCTGTCCAGCCACGACTTTATTGAAGTAGCAGGAGATAGTAATCTTCGTTACCTAAGAAACATCGCGTCAAGATATAAGATTTATCTCACGGTAACTAATATTGGTTTTGAGTCTTACAGAGTCTCTCTTAAAACGGATAAGGCTCTTGACTTTGTGTCCATTGCAGGTAATAAAGTCAAGAGTGATTATTCAACTGTAAATAATAAGGGTCTATATAATTTAAAACAAGACCTCATTCAACTTGGCGAGGAAGAATTAAGGGGTAGTATAGATTTGATAGGAACTCGTATATCAGATGAAGAGACTGAAAGTTATTCTACTCTCGAACGAAAGTGGGAAACTAAGACACCAACGTATGGTAAGTCTGGATATATGATAGACGGTTATTCTTACTATGTAGGTCATAAAGATATTCCAAGCGACTGGGTTGTGTATCATAGTGAATTTAATTGTCTCTTTAAACCTAAGCATGTAAAGAATCCTGTATTGTTGTCTAATAAAACACCACGAAGTATAGGTGTACCCGATACAGTTAAATTCGTTGGTCATGTTCCACATGAAGAAGCAGAAAGAAGATTTCAATTTTTAAGTACTTATGGACAAGAGAAAAAATAGAATTAAAGATAGTCAGCAAACTGAGTTTGATTTCTCGACATTTTGTCAACCTGATTGTATAGAATTAAAAAATAAACACTGGGGATTTAAAAAAGATTTCTTTGAACGTCTTGTTTATTCCCTTGAAAAACTTGCAGTTCCTATTACATACATAGATGTTAATAACTGTATAGTTAGAGCACGAATAGATGTCGCAGACATCGAACCTCTTATTAGAACGTCACAAGAGCTATTTAAAATTACATTAGTAAAGTCTTGTGATGGACTTGTATTGGAGGGCGGGGCAAGAGTTAATGAACCTATAATTATCACTTGGTGATATGAAAAACTGTTTGTCGGATATTAACTTATTGTCTTTTATAGATATATCTTCTGTAAGAGAGGAACAATTATTTCACAACTTAGCGAAGCTAGCGAAGAAAATATATGTGGAGAACGATAGTATTTATATTAGTGTTGTTAATAATTTCAACAATCGTTTTGACGACAAGAGTTACGTTGCCCCGCCATGTAGATATAGAGCGAGTTGCATGGACTATATATCTCGAAGCGCGGGGAGAACCTCCTGCCAGTATGATGGCTGTGGCTTCCGTGATATATAATCGAGCAGAAGGTAATATTTGTAGATTTAATTACGTGGTGACTCAACCTTACCAGTTCGCGGGGTGGGACAAGAACTTTAACTTTGCTGTACCAGAAGATGCTGATGCATTTAGTCAAGCGTTCTCAATATCATACTTGATGCATCACGGTGAATTTACTCCTACTGGAACTTGGAATCACTTTTTTAACTATAAAATTAGTCCGTGGTGGGCTAATGGTTATAAGAAAACACGTATTGGAAATCATGTGTTTATAACAATAGATAAGAAAGATAAGAGATGAGCAATGAGCAAGAGTTAAAAGACGTTCTGTTGGAAGTAAATAACTCTATTAAAGGTGATTTACCTAATTATATACATGAGTTATTGTTAAAAGAAAGTGGAAAAAGTTGGAGATTTAGAGTCTATAAACAAGCAGGTAGGCTTATAGTAGTAGGAACTATACCTCTATGTGTTTTGAAAAAGCTTATTGCTAATCCAGCGTTTTCTTTTTTAAAAGACATTTACTTCAAAGCTCCACTTTATGTAAAAGGCAAGGTCTTGTCAGACCTTACGATAGAAGAATTAGAAGCGCAGCTTCAAAGTGCAAATATAAATTATTGATAATGTCCATTATGAAAATATATGATACCATTAAACGTCCTATGAAAGGATATAATTGCATAGGACAACTTAACAATGTCAGATTTCCAAAAGTAGCACAACCTAAGTACGATGGAATAAGAGTGTTGTTTATTAACGGAGTTGCTTTAAGTGCAAGTCTTAAACCTGTTCGTAATAAGAATATACAACGGATAGCGGCTTCACATGACTATGATGGATATGATACTGAATATGTCGTACCTAATAGTCCGATAGGATTAAGAGCGTGCTCTCATGAAGTGAACTCTTTTGACGTTTCTCTTTCTGGTATCTTTCATATATTTGATATAATTGGAGGCGGGGATTACGCTAATAGATTTCTTAATGCACGTATTGAAGCTAATGGATTGTTTGATGTAGCTCCAAGTACTATTGTACAGAACGTGGAGGAGATTGAACAATACTTGTCTGAACAATTAAAGGCTGGTTATGAAGGGGCTATGCTTAAAGACATGTTTAGTCTATATAAACAAGGACGTAGCTCTATAAAGTCACAAGAATGTTTGAAGCTTAAACCTTTTGTAGACGATGACGCTGTCGTAGTAGGATACGAAGTAGAGCAAGAGAATCAGAATGAGCCAACTATAAATGAGCTTGGACTCACTAAGCGAAGCTCTGCGAAGGCAGGGAAGGTCGATAAACCTCTTATAGGTACATTGATATGTAAGTCGAACTTGTTTCCGTCACCGTTTGGTGTATCAGGTTTTACTATGGAACTTAAAGAACGTATGTTCCACGAACGTAATAAGCTTATGGGTAAAACTATTACATATAAACATCAACGATGCGAAGCATATGAGAATGCCCCGCGTCACCCCGTGTTTGTACGTTTTATAGACCCGATTGTATGATGGAACTTATATCTGAACTAATATCAAAACTCTATGTTATAGGTTTCTTTACGTTGTGTTTTACTGGACTTATAATAACAATAGTGGAGATAATAACTGACAATGGGACGAGAAAATCACGAGACAAGAGCAAGGATTACAACAGATAATCCTAATGTAAACTTTAATCTTAAAAAACTTAATCAAACTGGAAGATGTTATTCTTGTGGTGCAAAATTAATGCAGGCTAATCATGTACTTATATGTCCGCAATGTGGACGTGAGTGGCCTCTTAACAGTGTTAAAAGAAAAGAACAATAATTATGGATAATATTTATGGAGAGGATATAAAGAAAAAACTAGATAAAACAATAATGCTTTTGGAAAGGGTGGCTAACGCCCTTGAAAATAGCAATAAGGGCAAGGCGGGAATTGCCTCGCAATCGATTGAGATTGCCTCACAAATTGAAGGAAAGCCAAGCATATATAAACGCCCCGCCTTCATAGGAAAAGGCAAGGAAAAGGAAAAATAAAATTTTTAAAAATAAGCTTGACATTTTGCGCAGGAATATGAATAATGGCCTCATTCTTTTTTGGAGACTCTTTGTTTCCAAAACTCAACAAAACAAAAAAGGAAAAATACAATGAATATAAAGACTAACATACTCGGTATCGAAGTATCGATTGAACTCCCCTATAACAACATCGAAGAGTTCGACCAGTTCATGGGCATGTCCGGTGCGTGCTTGGAGCGTGCGACCCAGCACTTCCTCGCGCATACGCATAATGCACGTGTTCGCCGCGTGATTTGCAACAAGCTGGAAGAGCTTAGTGGCATTGAAAGGGAGTTCACGGTGAACCCCGAGAATAAGGAGAAGAAGTACAGCGAGTCCGAACAGCGGTACGTTTCCCGCGTCGAAGCCGAGATGAAAGCGGCGGGGAAGTGGGGCGAGATTGCCGGACAGTTGGTTTCCGCCGCCGAAGGTGTGCAGGTGGTTGCCGAAGCGACTCGCTCGTCTGCGCCCAACAAGCAGATTATGGGTCTCGCCCGTGGTCTTATCGAAGAAGGTCGTGCGGAAGCTTTCTGCGAAAAGCACGGTGCTTCTATCCCGAATGACTGGTCGAATGAAGCTAACGTTGTTGCTCTCGCTAACCTCGTTAAGAAGGTTGTCGAAGAAGCGAAGAAACAGGCTCTCATCTAACCTCAACGCGGTAAGCTTGGTGGGTTCTATTCCTGCCAAGCCCCGCCCTTAACTATGAATAATAATTATATGCAAACGCAGTTATTTCCAAATGGAAGTGGCAAGCTTGCAAGACTAACTGTTACCATTCCAGAGGAAATAATGAAACGTCTTAAAGAAGTTTTTCCTAACTATGGCGAAACATCACACGTTTGTGTAGCTATGCTTACATCATTGTATAATGAGTTGGAAAAGCGGGGAATTAAAACTTACCAAGACAGGATTGATAAAGACTTGGATATTGCGGGAGTGATTAAGTATGCCAACAGATGATTATAACATTGAAGATGGGAATGACCCTCTTGACGAGTTCTTGTCTGTTGATATAGATAAGATGACTCCCGAAGAATTGTCCGCTCATATAGCTACACTTAACGAAGTTGCTGAAAATCCAAAAGCTGTTAGAAGAATAGTAGCAAAGAAAGAAAAGAAAACTATAACATTAGATAAATTATTAGAACTATGAAACTACCTCTTGCTAAAATACTTGATGAGTGCGAAGTAGTTAATGACATCTTTGAAAAAAGAACATTGACTATGAGCAATAGTGCTTTTAATACTTTCAGTTGTCCAGTAAAAGGTTTGTTAAGTTATGCTTTTAAACTTAGACCTATTGGCGCATCATCGTTGGCTATGGATTATGGAACGTCTATACACGCGGGGTTGGCGGAGATGATGAAGGGAAAGTCACTGGAAGAAGCCAAACGAGTATTTTATCAAGAGTCGGATAAGTTCCAGATAGATACCTATGATGACCCCCGCCGTTGTACAGCCCGTGGTACGGATACACTTGAACAGTGGCAACAGTGGATAGCTACGTTGAATTATCCAATTAAGGCGATAGCCCTTAAAGAACGCCCCGCCGTTGAAGTGTGTGTAGTAAAAACGATAGCCAAAGAAGAAGTCTCTTTTCTTGGAGAGATGACATTCAAATGGCTTGGTATTATAGACGCTGTTGTAGAATATAAAGGACAGTATTGGATACTTGACCACAAAACTACAAGTATGCTTGGCGATAGATTCTTAGATGATAAGATACGTAGTAATCAATTCTTAGGATACTATTATCTTATGAAAGATATAGTCAAGAAAGAGCTTAATGTTGATATCGCGGGGTGTCTCATTGATGCAATCAGCACGGGGACGAAAGATGTTAATTTCCGTTTGTATGAAATACCATTTAGTCCGTGGCAGATAGACGAATGGATTGTTAGTACGAGACGTAAATTGCTGGATATTGTCTATACGATAAGTAATATAGTATTTAATCCAGAATATGAAGTAGTAGCTGAACTTGAATCTTGCGTGACTAAGTATGGTCGTTGTCCATTCTTTAATGTATGTTCGGTTAATCCCCGCCTTAGAGACGAGATGCTTAGAATAGAGTTCATGAAGCATGAACATAACGCACGTGAATCAAATGATTTTGTAATTGAGGAAGAATAATATGAATAAAATAGTATCAACACTAAAAGAATTGCAACTCCGCTGTCATTCGATAGCGAAAGCCCACGGTTGGTGGGATAAAGAAGTTCCGGTTGGGACTGCTATTGCACTTATGCATAGTGAGCTAAGTGAAGCTCTCGAAGCTGAACGTAATAGGATTGAGAAAAGTGAACATATACCGGAGTTCACCGGTCTCGAAGAAGAACTCGCTGACTGTGTCATAAGAATACTTGACTATTCTGGTAGTAGAAACCTCCGCCTCGCGGAAGCTATTGAAGCAAAGATAAACTTTAACGAGAATAGGTCTTACAGACATGGGAATAAATCTTTCTGATGATGACGAGACAGAAGAAGTTATCGAGTCTGATGAGTTGATAGCTTCCTTTAAATGTTTGCTAACTTATTTCTTAGGAGATAAGTTATCCAACTATAAATATCTTACAATAGACGGAGATGGTTCAATAGGATTGTTCAAGCACATGCCTGTATGGGATAGTGAGAACGATATGTGGACTATGAGCGAAGAGTTTGTTGAAGATATAGATTCATTAAATGAAGTCTTTGATGAGTTTTTAGAAGTTGGTTCATTAAGTAAATTATCTTGTTGTGAAGATATAAGAAATAGACATTTCATATTTGATTTATAACTATGGCTACATATAAAAAGTTCGACCCGTCAAAAGAATGTATAAGCTTGTTGCTTAAAGGTGTTAGCGGTACTGGAAAGACAACCGTTGCCGCGCAGTTTCCTAAACCTTGTCTTATCGAGTTTGATAAGAATGTTTCTTGTCTAAGGAAACTCCCCGCCGAGGTGGTAGATGAAGTCAAGATATTTGACCCGCTTACTTACCCCGACGGAAAACCTGTTGAACCGACCAAGGTTTGGGATTATTTCATAAAGAACTTAGTGGAGATTGCGAAAGACCCAGAAGTTAAAACGATAGTTATAGATACGTTGACGACTGCACTTAGCGCACTATCTAATTCTATTCTTGGAACTTCAAGTCCAAAAGAACAGTTTAAGATACAGGACTGGGGAACTTTTGGACGTTATCTCGCTTGGCTTGGTGATAATCTTATCCAAGTTAAAGGTAAAGATAAACACATAGTTGTTGTCTGCCACGAGAATACCGAAATAGATAAAGATGGTAATTTTCATGGTTGGACGTTGGCTATCGGTGGTCAGATGAGACGCAACTTTGAATTGTATTTTTCAGACGTTTGGCAATGTACTGTTTCACAAACAGGAGAGTATCTAATAAATACAAAACCGAACAAGTGGGTGACTGCGAAATGTTCTCTTGACATTCCGAAGAACCCGTTTCCCTTTAACGAGTATAAAGATTTGATTATGAAACAGTTAGCTGACTAACTGACATTATCAATGATTTATATTGTTAAAAAAGAAAAACAAAAATAAACAAAAGGAAAAAATAATATGGATATAACTACAAAAGACTATGATGATATAAAAGAAATTCTACTTGAAAAAGGACAATACGTCTTCGTAGAACTTCATTGTGAAGTCAAGCAGAACAAAGACAATACCGGAAACAACCTGATTATCGAAGCTAAGTTTATAGGCAACCCGCCGCTTACGACGACTTCGGGCGGGGAAGTCAACTATGACGGAAGGACGCTTCGTCAGTATGTTTCTCTTGTTAGAAAGGACAATTACGACCCCGACATTCAAGTTAAACGTATTGCGCAGGCTTGCAACTATGCCGGTCATGGTAGAATACAGCTGTCCGATATAGATGGTAAATTCTGCAAGATTAAGATTGGTATCAATCCCGCCACCGATAAGTACGCTGAGTCTAATTCGATTGCAGGTTACTTCCCGATTAAAGAGGAGGACAATTTTGTACCTCCTGCGTTCTAAAATAAAAATCCAAAATTAAGGATTTCCCCGCTCCACCTTTCTTTGCCTTTCTAGGTGGGCGGGGTTTTCTTTTATAAGTAGATATGAATAAAATAAATATAGATTCCGTAAAGGTCATCGACCGTCTTAGAGAAACTGACGAACAAGCTGTTAATGAACTTGTTGAGTCAATTAAAGAAATCGGGTTGATTAACCCTATAACGATTGACTCAAATAATCAGCTACTTGCTGGTGCTCACAGACTCGAAGCTTATAAGAGGCTTGTCAAGGCGGGGAATCTTGAATACCAAGAAATCCCATGTATAAATATCGAAGATGGAAAGTCATTGACAGAATCCGACAAGATTATTATGGAGATTGCCGAGAACGTAAATCGTTCCGATATGAGTTGGCAATCGCAGGTGATTGGTATTTATAAAGTTCATACGATTCAGAGGCGGGAAAGCTCTTGGACGCAGGCTATGACCGCTAAGCTATTTAATGTAAGCCAAGCATATGTAAGCTCGGCAACGCGTCTTGGAAAGATGCTTGATAATGACAAAGAGCACAGCTCCCCGCTGTGGAATATTCCTACAATAGTAGACGCAATTCAATTTCTAGTTAGAGAAAAGAAGGGAGCGGCTCTTGCAAGAATGAAAACCTTTGCTTCCCGCAACAAACAAGCGACCCCGCCGAAAAGCGAGGGCGGGAAAGTCAACGTCTCAGCAGACAAATCCGAGCTTCCACCAACCACCTCCCAGCCGCGCGTAAGCGCGAGCAGCTTCGAACCTCTCTTCCGCGTTGGTGATTGTATTGAACTAATGAAATCTTCCGATGAAAAGTTTGACCACATCATAACCGACCCGCCTTATGGTATTGAGATGGACAATTTTTATAATCAAGATTCTATTCAGTCAGTTAAAGACGAACATCAGGTAGATGATAACCTTAGGTTAATAAAAGAGTTTATATTTACTTCTCGTAAAGTAATAAAAGAGTCTGGTTTTTTGTGCATGTTTTATGATATAGCACATCACGAGAAGATACAAAGGTGGGCAGACGAAGCAGGTTATATACCGTGTAGATGGCCTTTTGTGTGGTGCAAAAATTCTCCGTGTTCGAATGGTGCGGCGGCACAGAATATCACGAAGTCTACGGAGCTGTGCGGATTGTTTCGTGCCAGTCCGAAAGCGGTACTTGCTAAGAAGCGAGCGGTGAACTGGTTGGTTTGCCCCGCCTCCCGAGCTTGGTCGCACCCGTTTGCGAAACCCTTCGGGGTCTGGAAGTGGCTGGCGGAGACCGTGAGTTTTGAGGGGCAGAGGGTGCTTGACCCGTTTGCGGGCGGGGGAAGCTGCGTGTTGGCGATGGAGAAGTTGGGACGAAATCCCACCGGCTTTGAGTTGAAAGAGGAACACGTTATTCTAGGTTGTAAAGATATGGCAACTAACTATTACGGCGAAGCCTATAAGAAGGAGATGGGCGGTGGAGATTAGCGACCTATTAACTTTAATCCCGTGATTATATTTTTATCAATCATTTATATTGTAAGCAGATGATTGTAAGAGTAAGAGATAGACGAAAAGAAAACAATACTATTGAGCTTATGTTAATTCAGCCCAATAATAGCTATTTTTTCGTCTATTCTTGTTTGCAAAAACAAATCACTACTGCGTATAAAATACGTAAGGAGTCTTATAATAGTATATATGGAAAGAAGGAACGTAAAGTTCTTGACATGATAGAACTTTGCGACATAGACTCAGAGACCCACATAGAAGCGATGAGGTCGATATTTAAATATCTTAATAGCACAAAAAAATGAAAATAGCAGTTATAGTAGACCATAAAGATAAAGCCACCGATAGAGCAGAAATAGAAGGAAGCTATGCTTGGCAGTTGCAAAAATGGTTAAAGAACGCAGGGATTTCCACTGCGCGTGTTCTTAGACTTGGAGATAACCTTTTTGATGAACAGATATTTAACTCTAAGATAGATGACCAATTAAAAGAATATAACCCAGACTTTATTATAGGTCTTGGTAAAATGTCTTTGATATATCTTAGGGGGCGGGAAGTTCTTGAATTTGATAAAAATGGTAATGCAAAAGTATCTTTGGACGATGAGCGGGGAATGCCTTTTATAAATTGCAAAACAGGTTGCCCCGCCCTCTGTACATATACTCCTAGATATATTTTTGCACAATATGCATTGAACATAATAGTCGAACAAGACTTCTTGAAGGCGGCTCGGCTTGCTAAGACTGGGTGGAAACCTCCGGTCTATAATATAAATTATATTCCAACTTTTGAAGAAGCAAGAACTGAACTTCTAAGAATGTACGAACGTAAGTTAGAAGTTGCTTGCGATATAGAAACTTGTGGAAAAGGAATGGTTACTTGTATCGGTTTTGCTTGGAGCGAGGCTGATGCTATGACAATTCCATTTGTTCCGTATAACTATAATGGAACATATCGCAGATATAGTGAGATAGAGACTTATCAGCTGTGGTCACTAATTAAAAAAGTTCTTGAAGAGAACCGAATTATAGGTCAGAACTTTTGTCATTTTGACCATAATATTCTATTTACAAGATATGGTATAAAATCAAACCTCGTCGAAGATACGATGTTAGGTTTCTGGGAATTACACCCATCGTTCGATAAAAACCTCGGATTTCTTTCTAGTCTACTTACTGACAATGAATATTGGAAAGGAATGCTTAAAGAAAGTAGAAGCGGGAAAGTTCCACGTTGGTACGAATTTAAGTATAACTGCTTAGACTGTCTTGTAGATTATCAAGTTTATAAGAGGATACAAGAAGAGCTTGAGGGCAAGCCGACCCTTGATAATCATTATAGATTTAATCTAAGAGTAAGCCGTGCTTATCAATATATGTCTATTCAAGGTGTTAGGATAGATAAAGATAAGCACAATGAAATGCTGAAAGAATATCGTAAGAAAGTTAGCGAGACACAGGAATTGCTTAATGAGTTGGCGGGGAAGGAAATAAACGTCCGTAGCTCTAAGCAAATGAAAGAATGGCTTTATGGTGAATTAAAACTTCCAGTTCAAACGAAGGCGGTTAAGGATAAGTTTAATCAGAGGGAAAGCAGAGAAACTGCTGATGCTCTTAGCGTCTACAAACTTGCTGGTCAATATCCGGAATACCCCGCCCTCACTGTTGCGTCCAGTTTAAGGAAACATCTTAAAAAGCTAAGTGACCTTGAAGCTCTTGAATATGATGATAAGGGAATTTGCCGGTTTAATTTTAATGTAGTTGGAACGAAGGTGGGGCGGTCTAGTGGTTCTAAACCTCTTTATGACAAAGGTGTCCAACCTCAAAATGTTGATAAAGCTTTTAGAACTTTGTTTCTCCCGCCCGAAGGTATGCTATGGTTTAAAGCTGACCTTGAAGGTGCTGACTCCGTAACTATGGGTGCTTGTATGCAGGCTCTTGGAGACAGTCGTCTTATGGACGATATTCGTCATGGTATTAAACCTGCACAGACAGTTGCGCTTGAACTACTAACCGGTAAGCCATATACGTCTTTTAGTCAAGAACAGATACTTAAAGATAAGCATCTTCTTAAAACACCAGAAGGTAAGAAAGAGTATAAAGTTGCGAAAGCAGTTAATCACGGTTCTGCTTATAAACTTGGATTTGCTGGAATGAGTGATAATATGCTCCGCCTTAGCGAAGGTGAACTTTATGTAAGTCCAGAGGATTGTAAAAGGGTTCAGCAAAAATTATTTAGCAGATATAACTATCCTATATACCACGTTGCTATGGAGAGAAAAATGCGTAGCGACCCGTTCCTTGTAGCTGCTAATGGACAAGAACGGAGATTTTATGGTAGACAAGATAACACAATGTTAAGAGAAATGTGTTCTTATTTACCACAGGTACATACTGCTTATGTCACGAATAAAAATATAGAAAGATATTACTATGATAAAGAAGCAAGGCGGGACGGTTATCTTATACTTAAACTTTGTAATCAAGTACATGATGAACTTTGTGGATTTGTATACGAAGATGATGCGGAGAAGTTAGCAGAGCTATATAAAAGATTTTGGGCGGTTCCACTTACTATTTGGGGTGTCACTTTTACGATAGAATTTGAAGGACAACTTGGGCCGAGTTGGGGTGAACAAACAATAACGTTAGATTTATACTAATATGATTACAAAACATGATACAGTTTATATAGCCGGACCGATGACCGGTAAACCTAATTATAACTTTCAAGCTTTTAACGAGGCTGAAAGTTATCTTAGTAATACATACGCATGTAGGGTATGTAATCCTGCTAGCTTTGGTGCTCTTATACTTAGACATGTAGGTCGTACTGAAACAGTATACGAGCTTGCCATAGATATAACTATGCAAGCTTTAGAGCTATGTACAAAAATGTATCTTCTTAACGGCTGGGAAGAAAGTAGGGGTGCAATTCGTGAAGTTGATTATGCAATTAAAAATAGTATTCAAATTATTAAGCAAGACTGCGATTTTAATGAGTGTGGCTAATAATAATATTTAATCATTCGTTTGAGAAATCGCTTTTGAAAGGCAAGGCATATATTATCATAGGCGAAAATCGGGGCTTTTAGGCGGGAAAATCGGGAAAATGAAGAATCTTTTTGAGAGCTATAATAGATATACAGAGGAGACAGAGCCACCTACAAATTATCATGTTTGGACGTTAATATCATGTCTAAGTGCTTGCTTAGGCAGACGTTGTTTTGTTCCTCAGGGAACATTTACAATCTATCCTAACTTATATATTGTCTTAGTTGGTGCACCTGGAATGAAAAAGTCCAGTGCTATGAATATAGGAAAAAGTTTACTTAGATGTATTCCAGATTTCCCGCTTAGCCCCGCTTCACTTACAAGAGAAGCTTTGTTACAGAGTTTAGAGAATAATGTAATTAAGTTTAACTTCGCTGGTGTTCCCGCCGAATATCACCAGATAAGTTGTTTCGTCACAGAGTTTCAGGAGTTTCTGGGCGGGAAGCATAGAAATAGTTCTATGATAGATATATTAACTGCTATATGGGACGAACCGACCTACGAATATTTAACGAAGAATAGCAAGCCGATTAGAATTGATGCACCATATGTAAGCTTACTTGCTTGCTGTACAACAGAGTGGTTGAATGAAAAGATTGACAGTAGTATCATAAGTGATGGTCTTGCTCGTCGTATCATATTTATATACGAAGAAGAACGTAATAAATTTGTACCGTTTCCCCGCCTAACAGAACAACAGATAGCTGAGTACGATTTTATTAAAAAAGAGTTTATGAGACTACAAAAGATAAGTGGGCGGTTTGACTTTACGGAAGATGCAATAACTCTATGGGAAAAACTTTATGTTGAAATTCAAGAGGAAGCTTTAAAGCAACCTGAATTTTTACAATATTATTATACAACAAAACATGTACTTATGATTAAAGTTGCTATGTGTTTAAGCGCGGTCTTGCGTAGTGATATGAAAATAGACGCGGCTTTAATTCAATTAGTACATAAGATGTTTGAAGCTTTCGAGGAAAACTTACCGTCTTTGTTTAGAAATGTAGGTCGCAATAAATTAAAACCTTACACCGAAAAGATATTTGATATAGTTGCAAAAAACCCGCAAGGGATTTCGCGCGGGGATATTATAAACAAAATGTCAAGTGATGTATCATTAGATGAACTCACAGAGTCGCTTGATGTACTTATGATTGGTAAGAGAATTGAACTTGTAGACGCGGCTCGTTCGATTTTCAGACCGCTAGAAAAAATAAAAAAGGCTCGTAAGGTTAATCTTTTTGAATTGATTAAACAGTACGAGCCATCAACACCGATAGGTAATCTAGTTAATCGTCAGATTATAGATGACCTTAGTAATGTATTAACAAGTAATCAAATAAGCATAAAGCAAGAAAACGATAGGAGAAGAGCAGACTTTGATGAAAAAGGTTTTATAACCTTAACTTAATCATTAAGTTTACTTGCCCACTGTTTTATAAGTATTATATCGTTTTGATTCTTGGTCGGCTTAACAAGTATATTAGCTAAGGGCGGGGGCATTCCCCTGTCAATTAAGAGCTTAGCATTTACTTGTTGAGCCGTTATATTTTGTAGAAGTCTACCCGCCGATATTATATCACCTGACTTAGCCGCAAGACGAGCCGCTTGAATAGTCACTTCGACGGGAGATTCATACTCGGGATTTAAACCGTAAGATTCGTAAATCTTATTTATGTCTTGTATTGATTGTAAGTTTGGATTACGATATTTACGACCAAGTCTATCAAGATAAGTTCTAGCAGTATTGCGCCAAATAGCATTAGCTTCCTCTGTGGTATTCATGGTGATAACCCCGCTTCTAAGTCCATCTTCAATGTATTTACGAAGTTCGGCGGGGTCATTTAGATAGAACTGTGCATTATCTAAATATGCTGACCGTTCTTTTTGTTTTTGTTGTTGGGCGGCGTAAGCAAAGTAATTAGACGACTCACGTTCAAGCTGGGAAATCGGGCGACCACCCACGGCAACACCGAGAGCCTCTCCCGCGCTCCCGATACTACCAGGCCGCAGTGCCGCTATCCCGCGCGGGGAAATCATCTGCCCGCTTCCTAAGACATTCATAAAACTCCGGAGAGCGTTCACACTCGTCGGCGACACCGCCCGCTCGAACATGTCGAGGTTCCCCTCAGCCAAAGCCTTACCACCTTTCGCAAACTCCGCGGCAAGTTGCACGGGTGCACCACCTATGTTTTCAGCCAAAGACTTATTCGGGTCATATGGTAATAGATTTGTCATAGCAACATTACCTTGATACACACCAGCTAAGGCGGGGAGACCGTATATAAGATAAGTTGATATTTTATCTGCTATTTCGTTAGCACCATCGCTTTGACTGCCATCAAGCATGTCTATAAGATTAGCAATGTGCCTTGCACTCTCACGAGTATTCTTGATAGTAAACCGTTTAATAACGTCTTTTTGGTCATCTCTATCAAGAACGCTTGCTACTGTATTTGCTAGTTGATTGAATATATCTATAAATGGTAGCGAGCTTGCCCCGCCTAATAGCCCGTAAGCAAGGAATGTTTTAGCCAATGCAAAGCGGCTATTCTTTAAAGCGGCAGAAGCATTACGTGAAGTTATCCCTGCTACATTTTCCAATCCAACAAGACGTCTTGTCTGTTTAGATAGCAGAGACAGCATGTTTAAATTGAAAGTGCGTAGCACCAAGCTTAGCAAAGCCGTATTATGTACAGCTTGACCAGTTTTAGTACTACGGTCAAAAACATGGTAGAAACCTGATCTATAAGCTTCCCCACCTACGAAGTTAACTGCGTTAGAAAAATCTACTGCTTTACGATATACAGAATCAAGGTCTTGTTTTGAACGTTTTGCAAGCGGATAGATTCTATCTTCTGACTCTAATATAGAAGCGAAAGATAGCATACGGTTTGTATTTTCGCTTACGGATACGGGTACGCCAATCATCTGTACGATTTTATCAAGCGTTGATAATGTCCGATTATATAGTGATGCACGGTCTTCGTTGAATATATCCGATATATTTCGGCGGGAATTAGCACCACTTATTTCATCGGTGACTGTCGTATTAAATACGTTGTCTTTTTCTGCTTGACGCATCAAACGATTTTTAATCGTGTTCTTAACTTTATCAGATGTAGTATATTCATTAACAGCAGCTGCGGCTTTCGTGAGCGACCTGAAAAAGTCTGCACTAGAACGTCCGGTAAAGTCCTTCCAACGCACAAAACCAAGAGTAGGAACTTGTAGCAAATTCTGAAATAAGAAACGTGGGGAAGCCGCAATATAAAATAGAGTTGAAAAACTTCTGAGCGGTGCCCATTCAGTCGAACTAGACTGCATAACGTAGTTATGCTTAGAATCGAGAGCTTTACTTATATCAGGATTATTTACAATAGAAGCGTCATTTCGTGCTATATCATAAGCATTATTACTACGCCGGTAAGAGTTAACTCTTGACATTAGCTCTATATATTCAAGAAGGTTTTTAGCGTAGTCTGCTGAGTCTATACCACTTATATTACGGCTTTCTATCTTAGTTCGCGCGGAGATGTCCATATCACGAATGTTAGCAAGAATACGACTAGTTTCTTCGTCGATAGTAGCACGAGCCGTATCAAAAAGATTGTTTATGAAAGTAGCATCTTCTGGTGATACAGACTCATTTGAAAGACGCTCTTGAAGAATAGCACGTTTCTCTTGCATTTCACGAAGCATATCACGAAGTGCAAAGTCTTTGAGCCTAGCGTTATATCCTTCTACTTTTGTAGTGTCGTAAACTTTAAAATTACGATAATCAGTAGGATTCTGCTTAGCAGTTTTTTCAAGTGAAGCTAGTTCCTCTTCGTTCTTAACACCCCGCGCCATAGGTTCACCATTGGCGTCAGTCCATGCTACAAAATATTTACCCCGCCTTATGGCAGGAGAATAACCACGAACTGCATTCTTAGTGAAGAAACTTATATTGTTTTCGAGCGCAGATATTACACCATTAGCTACAACCTTAGCATTACCTATTGCTTGCGGAGTAGTAGCATAGGCGGGGTCGTATAGCATGCTAGCTAATTCTCTTGCGGCGTTGTCTGAGACTATGTCTTTATATTGGGTATTTCCGTCAGGGCTACCACGTTTTATTTGCTCATTGTAAGTTAGACTACGAGAATATTTATCTACATAGCTTTTTGCCGCATTAAAAGCATTGTTGCTTCTGCTGTATTTTGCATTACGAGAACTTAGATAGGTAGCTAATTTTGAAGCTATTGTTTCATTTGTAGTGTTAAAAGTGTCGGTAGCAACGCGGACGGGTTCTTCAAGAAGATTCTTTGAGAACATAGCCTGCTCTCTTGTCATACCATAGTTATTCATTAAATCGTCTATGGTATAGACAGGAACATTGTCAAGAGAGCTACGTTTAGAAACCGTCGTTGTTCCGTCAGTGTTTTTAACGGTTTCAAATATTTGATTATGGGTATCTTCAAACAGTTTACCTAGTGAGCTACTAAATTTATTATCTGTCCGAAGGGCATCTACCATAGTACGGAAATTAGCACGAGCTTCTGACGCGGTAAGACTTCCAGACTCATTCTGTCCTATACGAGTCCAAGCATCATTTATAGCAGCTTGCGCACGATTGTTTCTCTGCGCTAGGGTATTAAGAGCAGAACCAAAGACAGGATTATCTTGTGCTTGTAGTCCCCACGGCCCAAATATACGTTCAATGTTATCTAGCTTACCAGCTATCTTTTTTTGAATTTCAGTCTTAGGTGCTATGGGGTTTATAGCATTGTTAAATACTTTTAAAACATCTTGTACTTCTGTCGATGGGAAATTTTCAGGTTGAAGTATTTTCTTACCTTCTGACGAGAACACCCCGCCTATTATGTTCGGGTCTTTTGTTTTGACTGCTTCGCTTAGATGAGTAAAAGAATTTATCTGGTCATTATTTAAATTACCAGCACCTTCTTCGTACAATCTAAGTTGCAATTCATCTCGCGCAATTTCACCTTGTGTTCTATACTGGTCTAATATAGAATTTAAAGTTTGGGCGGGGACACCTTCTGGTACGTCAAAGCCCGCTTCCTGCAATACAAAACTGCCCGCTTTTTGCTCTTGGCTAATGGGGGCTATCTTTTCCCTTGCTAGCAAATTCGCGCGCTCTGCCGCCCCTACACGGGCTTCTATTGCGCCAATTCCCGCCCCTAATGCTGTTCCTGCTAAGACAGTTCCAACCATTTCGGGATTAGTTGCCGCCTCGGTTAGACGCTCATAATAATTACTTCTAAGCGGGTCAGTTAATTTTACATCTTCAACAGGTACATAAAAACCACCTTCTCTATGTTGTTGCATTCTTGGAGTATATCCAATCTGTGCCGCTGTTAAAGCTGTATCAGATAAAGCACCTCCAATCACGGAGCGGGTTCCCTCGCTAACGCTCGGAGTGACGCGGGAGAGTGCGCGGGAAGTTTGTCTTGCCGAGAATGGAGCCAGTGCGGAAGTCAACCCCGCCGCTATCGCGGCATCTGTGTCGCCGGTATCCGCGAGGGTTCGGGTTGCTTCATACCCGCCTGCTAGGTAAGGGGCAGCTACTCTGACGATAGGCGGGCGGGAACGTCCCCGCGTCACGGCAAACGTTGTAATAGTAGGTGCAGAACCAGCCAGTCCACGCACCAAAGCATCTGCCGTTCTTGTGACAGTGTTATCGCCAAAAATATTTCTTATTGGCTCTCCTATGTATTCTCCCGCCACATCTTCAAGGTTTCTACTAACCCAAGAAGTGGCTTTCAGGACGGGATTGGCATTCTTTAAAGTGTCGAAGTTAAAGTTCCAACCTTGTCCTGAATACTTTTCTTGGAGAATACGTGCCGCTTCTTCGTCAGGTAGTTCAGTTAAGCCCTCCCTTTCACGAAGCCTAGCGGCACTTGAATATGGTACATTATAGTCTGGCATATTAGTTATTTCCTACAAGCGGGGAAGCTCCGATTGCACCTTGGTTTAGAAGAGATGATATTGCGGCTGGGTCGAATCCACGAGAACCTCCACTATTATAGAATTTAGCCCTAGCTTCGTCCGCTTTAATTTTAGCTTCAATTTCTTTATCTACATAGCGGTTTTCTAGCCTTACTCTTTCTGCTTGCGCTCGTTTTAATTCTATTTCTGCTTTCTTTTTACGCTCTTCTGAAACATTACTATTAAACGCCATAGCTGCTTCTAGCATTTTTTGTTGTTCTTTGAGAGAAGCATTGAGTAAATCGAAGTTTACTTTGCTAACTTGTTCAATAACATTCTGTTCAGACTTAGCGCGGTCTGAACCACTCGGTAGGTCGTTTGTATAACCAAGAAGCCTTCTTAATCTCCTTACTTCTGGGTCTCTATCAACCGCCGATTGTACGTTTCTTTCCCAAACCTCAAACGGATTTTCTAACCTACGAGCGGCCAAAGGTGCAGTTATTACAGCACCAACTTTATTCCACGGGTCGTCTCTATAATTGTCGGCGGCACGCGTTTCAGCATCAAATAGTTGTCTTTCTAATAGAACACGAGTTTGCCATTGATATGGGTCCATCGCATGCATATTTCTTAGACCTTTATAAGTCTTTTTTAACTCTTCTCGATACTTATTATTTTCTTCTGTATTTTGTTGCAACCTTTTTTGAAATTCTGCAAACATCGGTTGAACCGGAACAGTATCATCGTCGTTATAAGAAAGTCTATCACTTACTACATCAATAGGTTCGGAAGCATATAAATTAGGTGCTCCCGCCCTAGAAGCTATCATCACAGCGTCATCGTTAGTAGTATTGACTTTATTGGTAGAATTACCACTGGTAGTTGTAGCTGGGACAGCTGTATCTGTACCAGTTGGTTTTAGACTAGTAGGTTCAGACAAAGCAACTTCCGCAAGTCTAGCTTCGGCTTCTGCGTCATAAGGCAGGTCTGACATAGCATCTCCGAGAGCGTTTCCGAGTCCGCCTGTTAGTCCAATTCCCGTATAAGTACGACCGAAATTGGGAAGAGCGTTTCTTATGTCTTGTCTAGCAAGTCTATTAAGCCATGCTTCTCGTATTGTATTATCGCGTGCAACATCTACGAGTTCTGAATTAGACATACCACGCCAAGCGCGGGGAAGATTCTCACCCGCCGCACGTGCAATCGCTTCTGCCTCAACTATTTTATTGCGAGCCGCGTTGTTTATCGCAGAACCAAGGTTCGTTCTAAGCATAGGCTGTCTTGCTGTGGCTATATCACCAGCTATATTTGCACCAGAGTTCATGTTGTTAAGAATAGCATATGTCTCTGGGTCTAGACGACCACCTCGCACAAACATATCTACCGTGTCATCGATGCTATTAGACGTGTTAATCGAACTACGTAGTAAATTATCATTACGTACTATATCAGCAACAGCTGACCTTACACCATTTGGATTCTCAGCCGCTTGCAAAAAACGTATTGCATTGTCATTTGTAAAGGTAGTTCCGCGAGCAAAAGGTGTCATCTCATCGATAGTTCGACCAGCTCTACTAATAGCTTGTGCCGCTTGCCCCGCCCTCATTGCATTTCTAGCCGCGCTTGACGCTAGTGCGTTTCTAGCCGCTCCACGTATTAGGCTTTTGGCTGCACTTGCACCTGGAATAACAACTCCGGCGGCATTAAGAGCATGTTCCATCGGAGTTAACGATGAACCATCTTCTCCCATAATATAGTTCAACCTACGCTGGTCTTCTGCTTGTCTTTGAGCGTCAATTTCGTTAATCCTGCTTACAATATCACTAATAGATTTTCCAGTTGCCGCATTATAGAGTGCACTTCCTAGTTGATGCAATCCAGACACAGCTCTATTTCCGAGCCAGTTCATAGGTTCATTTATACCAGCTAGTATTCGTCCAACCATACTTGGGCTTTCAGGCGGGGGAAATCCAACATTAGAATCAAATTGGAGCAAACCATTATCGAGAGCGCTTATAGTCCCGAGGTCGGGATAATAATCACTTGCATTTAATGCAAGCATGTCTTCTGGTGACAGAGTGGAATAGTCTATTGGCATAATCTATCCTTTACATTATAAATGATTTATATTGTTAGATGTTTCTATTTTGTAGGTAATTTCTACCTATATAGTTACGATTGCCGTAATTTGTGTTATAATTATAACCAGCATTTGTTGCACCTCTGTTAGCATAATTATAACCATTTTGTAGAAGATAATTACCTAGACCTCCATTAAGCAGAGTTGTGCCAGCTTGTACTGCGGCGTTATTAGGTGCGATAGAATTAAATACGCCAGTCAAAGCTCCCTTAGCCCCGCCTTGAATTGCGCCTTGTACTGCTGCACCAACAGCTTGTGAACCAGTAGCAGCACCTGCCGCAGCTCCCGCCCAGTCACCAAGAAAGAACTTTATAAGAGTACTAAGAGTTTTACCACGTAGGTTCTCTCTTATATCTCGTACATCGCTCTTAGCTCCGCCTGCACCATAAGACGTACCAGAGCGGTCTCCACCTATCGTACTTCCGGTTTCAGCCTTAGTTATCCCAGTAAGGTCTGACCTTGCTTTCATTCCTCTAAGAGACTCTTGGGCAGCTTGATTTTGTTCATTCTGCGTCTGTTCAAAACGAGCTGCATTTTGTGCCATCGTACTAGTATTAACAGGAACGTTAATATTGCCGGAAGCCATATTATCGACAATACCTTGTGTCCAATTAGAAGTAAGGTTTGAATAATCAGCTATATTAGGATTAGCATAATCAGTTAATCCTTTAACAAGCGACGCATTTCTAAGATTGATTGCCATAGTAAAATCTCCTTATATACTCATCTGCCACGAGGACGATTTAGTTTCAGTAGCAGGCTGATAACCATATTCACGAGTAAAGTTCTGTAATAGTGCAAGAGCAAGATTACCCATTTGTGCTGTTGGATTTTCCGCAAGAGAACCAAGAGCCGCATTAAGTGCGTTCTCAACATCTTTATTATATTGCGCAGTATATAGGTCAGTTATCTGCTTATCTCTACCAAGCAGATAGTCATTTGTTATATCTCCGATAGCAAGATTACTTGTCCCTTGTCCAAGACCAGCAGTAGATGCTCTCGCCGAACCAAGTTGGTTCTGATAGTCTCTAGCGGTCGTATTGTAGATGTTAGCTACTTGCTGTTTCATATAGGGATTAGTCTGGGTTATGTTAGGATTACCAGACATTATCCCACTTAAAGTTTGTGACGCTTTACCAGTTAAAGCATTCTCTCCATTACTAGAAGAGGTAAAATAGTTTGATAACTGATTAGTGACATTACCAAGTAATGTTTTTAAAGCAGGGTCAGTTATGTCCCTGTTTTGTTGATAAGGTGCACTTACAACGTGAGATGACGAAGAAGTTTCCCCGCCTCCGTTATTAAATATTTTACGTATTATTTTCATTTTTCGTTCAAGTTTAAAGAATACATTACTCTAATAGGACGGCTACCAAGTTTTTCCATCAATCTACGATAGCTCCTATTTAGATATGGACTATACCAAACAGCATTAGAGTATCCATATGAAGCTCCAATACGTTTACCTTGCAAAAGCCACTTAACGGTATATTTTTTATGTCTTGGGTTTGACCAAACATACCAAATTAACAAAGTTCCATTATCTTGCTTTTCAGCAAGAATAAAGCAACCTAAGTCTTTACCCCGCCAAGCTCCTCCGACCAAAGCGCGATTAGATATATACATATCTATTACAGTAGAAACAAACTCTTCTACTGTAATAGGTTTTCCAAAAACAAAAGGTTTACGCTTAATTGCATTTATAAGCGCGGGAAGAAAATTAAGTAATTCTGTTAATGATTTAAACTCTTTTAAGTTCATTCAAACATATCCTCCGTAATGTATATAGACTCTGCTGAATTAGCGTCATGAGTAAAAGTAAATTCCTTTGTTCCAATAGTCACATTCATTGACCCATTAAATTGTAGTTCTACTAACATACCTTCCGTAGCCTCCGATATGTCAATAGTGACATTCGCGTTCGACAGAACGGGTTTAAATGAAATGCGAGTTGTCACATAATAAGGAGAAAGTTTATAACTATACTCATCAGACGTTTCTTTCTCGTTGATAAGTCTAGTTCCAACAAGCATAGTTGCTCGTTCTTGTCTTTTTTCGTACTCTTGAAAAACACGTTGAATCCAAGTCATAAAAGACTCGTTATCCTTTTTGTCTGGAACTATAAAGAAATTAGCCATTATCGTTCTTTCGTTTTAACTATTTTAACTGTTAAGCTAACAGCTTTTAGGCGGGAGATGTAATTCTCTCCGTCATTAGTATACTCTAATTCAAAAGCTATGTATTTATATTCTCCCGCCCGTCTTAGCCAATACTGTAAGTATCCTTCTGGATTAACTGTCGCGGGGATTTCAATCCAATTATCAGGGTCTCCATAGTTTTGTCTTGCACTAACACGTAATATAGGCTGAATAGTTCCACCACAATCATATGCAACATTTAAAGATATTAAACTCTTAACGTTCTTTAATGTTTCTAATGCAAATGTATTTGTACGTAAACGAACAGTTATAGGTTTATCTTTTGTTCCGTACTGGTCGTAAACTATTCTGAATATATATGTTTTAGATTTATCAGGATTAGGAAGCTGAAATATATCAGAATTGCCCATAATCACGGGCGGGCGCGGGATAGGATTAAAAAGCCAATCTCCATTTCCTGTATAGCCTTTTTCATTAAGGTCGTTCCAAGTATATTGCAAGCTCCCTTGCGGAAGCATATCATAATATCGAACAACTTGGCTCGTATCAAATAACTTATTATATATGCTCATCGTTAATCACCCTCGTTGTCCATATCTTATCTCGTATACTATACTTGATACACCAGAAGTCTCCAGAGTCTTTTTTCTGGAATACCCAACTTACTGCATCTTGGTCTAATTCATAATGACCTATGATGTTATCTGTCTTAGTAGTCTCAGCTACTTGATTAAACCAATTCCAAATGGGGTCTCCGATGGGTACAAGAGTTAAACCATCAAGTGCATAAAAGTTATCTTTTCCAATGAAATATGAAATTTCATTTGCTGTTACTACACTGTAATGATAAATACAACCTGTGTTAGATGTGAGAACGGTAGTTCTGAACCTATTATCATGTCCCTCATAATCAGACCTCCAGATAGAGTTTTTAGTAAACGTTATGACTACACCTTCCGTCCAGGCTAATCCGGTAACTTCATTTGCATTTGCACCAAGATTAAAAATATCAGCTTCTTTCGACCTTGTGACTTCAAAATCCTCTGGATTGTTTATATCACTCCACATGATAGTTCCAGGATTATCTTCTCCGTCTATAAGAAGATTTCCTAAAAACAGTCTATCTTTGGTAACTAAAATATATTTTGCACTTATATAAACGGCAGTTTCTTTTTCACCTTTTAATATCTTATAGGTTGGAGTTACTAATTCTATCGAAAACGGTATACCTAACGTAGTAGAAGAACCAGGAATTATTTTATATAGAGGTAAACCTTTACGAGTCATATAAGCAGTGGATATTTCAGTCCATACCCACTGCGCAAATTGCATAGTTCCATCATCGTAATTTTTATAAACAGTTCCATCTTCAAGAGTAAATTGACCTACTTCTAATAATGGAATAATTTGCTCATCAGGGTCTTTTCTATCACAATAATAAAATTTATCATCAATTTTTATACCAAAATATTCTATATTATCTTGAAGTGTTATAGTGACAGCATAACCATCTACCTGCCCAGTTCCGTTAAAAACAGCATATGGTACATATGATGGTTCAGACCTCATAGAGCCGTCTTCGACATAACCATTCTCAACTTCTTTAAAATACAAAGAAGTTGAAATGTCATTTATATCTTGACGTATACCAAAGTTAATCGGTATTACTATTTCATTCCTTGCCATCGTCTAACCTTTTCCAGAAATTCATTCCTAATATAGGTAAAACACTTTCGTAATTTTTACCTACCTCTATATCAGTTACTCTATATGTTTCGTTGTTAAAAGGCATATTTAAATTTATAGTCATTTCTAAATCAACTAACCACCATAAAGTATCCTCTTCTAATTCGATTTCTTGAGGGTCTACTACGGAGAATACGATATATCCATATGCTCTATCAGTGTATGTGTTTTTAATATTATTAAAGTAAACACCATTTCTTACAGCTTCTTCGATAGTTGTTTCACCTATAATAATACCATCAGGATTCCATACAGGGTCTTTCGACAAAGTTATTTTAACTTTATAATTTTTGTATTTCGAGAGGTATAAATTTCCCGACAATGCTAAATTAGGAAAAATATACAAATACTTTTGGGAAAATAGAGACCAAGCATTTTTTAAAGAAAATGACACATCGGTTATATTAGCTAAATATCCTACCGGAGTATAGAAATAAATTTTTTGAAGTTTTGCTACATCATTAGCTTCTTTATTTACTCGAAGCATGTTGCGATAAGTTCTATTAGAATGTTTTTCTACTATTTGTTCCAAAGTACAATTAGCGTATTGTGTTGCCTTTAAAGTCCAATTTAATTCATAATTAGGTGTCCATCTAGAATTATTACCTATCGCAGTAATGTTAATAAACGCGTTATTCCTTAATGAAAATCCTTGTATATTACTTGTGCGTTCTCCAAATGACACTATAAAATACTTTGCTCCTTGTAAATCATTCTTAGTAAAAGTTCTCTTATACGACTGCGTTTTACCTAAATGAAATAATCCAAATGAATGGTATCTGCTATCAGATGAATTTTTAGACGCTAACCAAAAATTAACAGTTAAATCTGGGCAAGAAAGAATACCCCATGACGTTGCACCGCCGTTATTTAATGATAAGTCTAGATTAGTTACGTCAGTTATAGATAAAGGTATAATAACATATAATCTACTCCTTATATAACTATTTGACGATAACTGTATAGTTTCACCATCTATTATCTTAGTAGTCAATACTCCGTCATTATCTTCATAGTCTCCCCACTTAATCCAATTTAAGGTATAATCCGTTATAGGAATACCAACAAAATCATCAGAAGTTCCATATGCAAATGTATTGAAATTAGCGTTGCCAGTAGCACATATAGCTTGACTATTTAATTTAATCCAACGACCAGAAAATTTGCTACTATTATTCGGGTCTATATCAGACCTCAAAGCTATCACTTGATTATTTCTACTATATACTTGACTGTCTTTAAAATTATTTAATATTGCATTATCGTCTGATATAAATATATCAGCTAATGTTTGAAGTAAACCATCATCGTTTTTTAAAAATCTTTTTATCTGTCTAAGAGCACGAGCGTCAACATTAAAACCATCTGCATCTTCAGGTGTGCTTGCCCGTAAATTTCTTAAACTACTTCCACTGTAAGTGTCATTACTCATTATACGTCCTCGATAGCAGGTGATTCATCACTAGTTTTGACCCAAATATTAACTCCGATAAAAGGTACAGATTCTTGGTAAGAAGCATCTGCTACTACTTCATAAGATGAAGTAAAATTAGCCACCATAGATGCACTCATTGCAGAAGCTATTACATTACTCCCAGCTCCATATTTATTAGTTATCCATTCGTCTGGATTATCACAATTATAAGTAGCAATAAGCCAACCGTCAGTGTCGGAAAATTTTATTTCACTACTACCCGTATACGATGACTGTATTCCTAAGGTATTATTTTTGGGTGCAAAAGTTCCTTTATAAAGTTCCGTCCCAATGTTAACTCCATAAGTATTATTATTGGAAAAAGAGATTCTTATTGGAAGAGAAGTTAATCTATCATAGGCAACATTTAATTCATCTAAATTTATAGTATATATAAGAGTAGCATTAGTTAAGTTATTACGAGGAATTTTAAGCGCAGAATAACACCTTCTATAATGAAACCATGTACCATCGTCATTTGATACATAATGAAACCATCTGTAATATGGTGTATTATTATCTAGTCCTGTCTCTAATCTTTTACTAGTAGTGCCTCCCCATTCTGCGTCAAAAGCAGAGCCATCTACCGATATGTTCGTTTTATTAGGAGTAAAAGCTACTATACTTCCAGTACTAACTAAAAGCTTACCAGAAATTTTCTCCCACGTTCCATTAAAATAAAGTTGATTTTCTTCATCATTTGGATTAAACTCATTATCCATAGTAAAGTAAAGTTCACCTATTTCTGGAACTCTAATAAGTTTATTAAGTGCATCTAATATAGGATTAGAAGTTTCAGATGTTATCCATTCCGTTATCTTAGCTTCAAGCCCCTCTGGTCGTGTCAAAAACCTCTTAACTTGACGCATAGCTGCCGCATGGTATCCAGCAAGTTCAGTATCTTCTGGGTACTGCGGATTTATATCATTAAAAGTATTTCCAGAATAGTCAGGCATATTAACCAAAAATTTGAATTATTCCTACTTGTTTAAATCCAGAGTTCCAAGTCTCTACATCAAGAAAAGCACTATCTCGTGACTGTTTATTAGCGGCAATGATATTTTCATCTTCTTGTAAGAACATATACATTCTATCAAGCGTATCATAATAGACATAATCGTGTATTGCAGGCAAAAATTCATTTGCGTACTTATCATTAACTTCTCGGCTCTTAGTAATATTAAGATACCCTTGGATACTTAATTCCTCATTAAATCTAGGTGGAAGTATAATAATATTTCCACGCTTCGCCAAAGTATAAGCAGGCAAGCATTGAGGAGATTTAAGATAAACGTCCGCAACCATAGACGTAAATGGCATAAGTCTCCATTGCTGTCCACCTTTACCAAGTACAAGTTCAATACGTTTAAATGTGTTATTTAAATCTAGGTCGCTCGTCTTGTCAGACGAGTCATTGATTGCATTGACGTTAATAACGTCGTTGAAAATTTCAAAATCTATCTTTATAAGAAGTCTATTTATAGACTCGCTTACAAAATTAGAAACAGGTTCTTTCCAATAATCGTCATCTTCTGGACGATTAACGGTTCTCAAAACTTCTAAGGTTATATCTTCTTCTGTCATAATATGACCTTTCTATAATAACGACAAGGGCTACACCCAACGAGAAGTGTAGCCCTTGCGTCATTCTTTAACTCCCTTGAAGTCCACCACCAGGTTTAGCACCCGAAGGTATACCACCTTTGTTAGATGTAGGAGCAGGCGATTGACTGCCTATGTTTTTCGTATCGAAGTTTCCGCCACCGGTCGGAGGCTGGTTTCCTTTCCAACTACGAGCATCAACACCAGACGGCGGAGTTGCTCCGTACAAATCTACGCCTTTTGCTTTTCCATCAAGAGCCATAGTATTTTCCTTTTTTGATTGTTTACTTCTAGTCAACTTCAAGCTCGGGATTGAACACAGACATATTCTTAATGAACATGTGGTTCATCGGCTTCCAGAACTCCAACGTACCTTCGGAAAGCCATTCATCTTTCCTGCCGTCGAAGTCATTCGACTGTATGTTAGTTCTGACCTGCGTATCCCTGTCCCTCAACGGTCTCCAATTTATCGACCATATGTCTACTATGAGAGCAGACTTACGGTAAATCGGATTTTCATTGAAGAGCGGGTGCGTCACAAATATGAGAGTGCCGAAAGCGGTGATAAGCTTGTTAAATTCAAGCCCAAACGCTTTCTGACCAACTTCCCAGTGATACGAACCCTGAGCACGCATTGCCTTAGACATCGCACGCATAACGTCAGAACCGCAGAGAACGAGACGTTCAGCAGTCTTGGCGTTGTAGTACAGATTGATGTTAGACAACCACTTTTCAAGCAAGTCGATATTGAACTCACCAGACGCGTTTTCTATAATACGTTTTTCAGGGTCGTCATCAGTCGTGGACGGTTGCTTGAAGCTATAAGGATTCCATACCTGACCGTTAACCATAATACCGTTAGAGCCAGCGTCCCAAGCTTCAAGAAATTCGAGGATACCCGACATCGTACGAGTTTCCGTCACAGAACCATCAGCGTTCGTTATCGTCCTGTTAGAACGTTTCGAGAACAACAGCGATTTTTCAAGCTTGACATAGTGGTCTCTCGCAGCGTCCATAGCACGCTTCTTATACGGACCAGACTGGTCGAACTCCAAATCCTGCTTTATCGCCGAACCAGTGAAGATGAACGGTTCTTTGAATATCTGAGTCTGATTCTGCAAGAAAGTCGGAATACGAGTACCACGAGGAGTACCGCTATGTCCACCTTCCTCGAAAGCAGAACCGATAACGTCTATCGACGTACCAGCCGCATAGTCAGTCAAATTACCCGAAGCAACAGCAAAGTCACGTATCGGAAGTACTTCAACATAACCGTTAACAGTGTTGTCCGCAACACCAGGAGTGACAGCCGTTATACGAGCAAGTGCATTCCAAGTATGGAAACGAACAACATCTCCAACAGTCAAAAGACCAACCGAAGTAGCTTTAATATAAAGCTTGTCAGCGGTGGTATACGTTTTAGCCGTAATCACAGTACCATCATTAGCATCACCAGTGGTGGGAGCATTAGTGGTAATAGGATTCGTGCCGCGAGTAGTTATGCTCGGAGAACGGTATATCTCCTCTATCCACTCGTGTTTAGTGTTCGCAATGGGGTCAACATTCGCCCAAGCAATAAGAGCCGTAAGCGGAGCACCACCATTAGGAAACGCGTTTATAATCGTGCGACGAAGAGACCTATGAATGAGGTCTTTATCGCGAAACTGCTCCACCGAAGGGAAGCCAAGTATTACGTTTTCTGCCATTTTGTGTTTTCCTTATTAGTAGCCAAAGATGCTAAATCCAGCACTTACATTATCTTTGACTGTTTCATTAGGTTTATTTATTACTCCACCCGATGAGAATGTGCGCGTTGTCGCTTTTGGAACTGACGTTGTTGCATTCTGTTGTACAGGATTTGCAACAGCACCTCCATTATCGAGTTTGACTTTTGGGTCAAAGTTAGGAATAGACTGTTTAATTACTTTTGATATTTCATTAACCAGTGTTTCTTTAAATTGTTTTTCCGGAACTTGTAGCAGTTTAGGATTCTGCTGAGCTATACTAGCGGTCATTACATTAACTACTGACTTGTAAGGAATAAGTCCAGGGTAGTCTTCATAGAACTTAGTTTCCGCTTCATGTGCTGCTTTCTGCGAAACTTGTGAAAGAACAGGCTGAATATTCTGTGCAAAGAAATTATCAATCCTACCTGCATATTTATTAAGTTCCGCGTTAGCAATAGTCGTTGCCATGTTCCTACCATACATTGCTGTACGAATAAGAAGGTCGGTCAACATTGCCGCACGCTCTTCTTCCGGAGTTTCAGACGAAAATATTTTACGAGTCTCTTCCGGAGTTATAGAAATTTTACCAAGAATACGGTTTGCTTCTTCTATGGTAAGTTCAGGCTTCTTTTCCTGCTGTGCTTTATTCTGTTCAGCATTAACAGCTGCAACAGCAGACGCAACCGTTTTAGCAAGCTCTATTTGGTCTATACCTTTATTGCCATCGTTAGCGGATTGACCGACTGGTGGCTGACCGCCTTCGGCGGACGGTGGCTGGTCGGTTGAAGTTTGGGGTTCCTGTTGCTGTGAAGCGTCAGTCTGCCCCGCCTGCTCATTGCCCGAGCCGGACGGTTCTTGGTTGACCGCGGGGTTATTACGTTCCAAAGCCATCTGTATCATATCTACATCTGGCTGTTCACCTATGTTGTTTTCATCTGCCATATTTATTCCTGTCTGGTTATTGATTTTATGTAGTTGTGGAAATCCTCTGGAAGTTCGACTAGCGTCCTGTAAACTTCACCAAGCCGTTCTAGCCTTTTCCTGTCTTCGTCATTTTTAGGCGGGGTTCCAAGAATATCATAAACAAGCTGTTCAGCCTTCTTATCTATGAAGTTCTTGAATAAGGTCTCATAATCTTGTATTGTCATACATTATAAATCATTTATATTTGACCGTTTTGGAGAGCCTGCGCTATCGGCATCGCTTCTTGTCCTGCCGGAGTTATATTACCCTGTTGCGCTTGCATTATTGCCTGTTCGTCGGGAACGACATTTATCTGTGGGGCAGGGGCAGGCTGTTGGGGCGGGGGCGCATTCTTATACGCCTCATAATTCCTTATTCCCATTATCTCAAATATCTTAGAAAGAATTTTATCTACCGAAAGATTGGTAGCTTGTATAAGATTAGGATTACTAAGAAGTTCCTTAGCTAGACTGGCTATCTGCATACGCCCACCATCTGTGATAGGCTCTATCGGTACGAAGTCATATCCACCTGCTATTTTGGCGGGGTCGGACATAATCACTCTATCGTACGGATAATATGCAATAGCATTTCCTATTATCTGCTCGTAAACCTCTTGTGTTCTAAACTGTCTGGTATTCGAGAGAATAAGCTCGCCGAGAATATCAAAGCCACCGTACCACATGTTGTTAACCATTAGGGCAAGGCGGGCTTGCGCGGCGGCTTGAACTCCTCTTGTCTGCAAAGCTGACCTTCTGCCAGAAGTATACATTCCCATTGCATTCTCGGTTATACCAGTAGCCATCTGTGCTATTTGTTGCAATGTTTGCACAAACGGAACGTGATTCGCGGTCATATCACTTACGGTGAGCGGGATAATCGCATCGCCAAGAGAAGTACTTCCTTCAACTCTAATAAAGTCGGCATTATTAACCACGTCGTCCATATTGACATTCTTGGTCTTAATAAGAAAGCGGTTCTTAATCGCTTGTCTTATATTCTGCATATGACTATTGATAAGCCAAGTAATCATTTGCTGTAAGCCGTCAAGAACGCCAGGTAGAGTCAATCCTATAAAGGAATCTCCGTCGGGGAGGGGCTGACTTACAAAGAACGGGAATTTACCATGAAGCTCCTCATATCGTTCAAAGCGGATAACTTTCGTATCATTAGCGACAACGAGAACGAACATGATAGGCTCTTCTTCATTACCTATATCGATACCATACTTTTCGGTTATTTCCTTCGGAACGAGTTTAAGGAACATCTCTACGGTATCCATTTGAGTACCAGTAGAAATTTTATCACCTAGAACTGAGTTTACGTAGTTGAGTCCTGTTTGGTCTTTACGAACTCTAAATGTTCCGGCATAACGCTGACGACCACGATATATATCTTCTGGTATACTGTTAGGAACTCTATTAACGCCGTGGAACAAAGTTCCTTCTTGTTCTAGAAGTTTAACTTTTGTAGTGCATTGTTCTACTGCACAATAGCTACCATTCTGAAAATCCCTTATCGGTACAGACGGGTCAGGAAAGAATGAATAAGGACTAATGTAAGAAATTACATTTCCTTCGTACTGTATAAGCTCCTTAACAGTCTCAACTTCTTCGTATTGTGTCGAGGCGGGTTGCCCCATTCCAAACATATTTAGAAGCTGTCCTATGGGATTTATGATTGGACGTTTTTCTTTTACCCTGTATTTCTTTTTCTGGGTTTCCCAGTCACAACGACCAACCGTAATACCTTTTGTAAAAGCATCTATAAGTTGCAAATACAAAGTGTGATAGATACGATTATGCTTAATTTGGTAATCTATGTCACGTTCTAGACCTTCTCTAACGTCTTCGTCTTCCGGACCATATGCGGTTAATTCAAACAGACGTTCTTTGTTCATGAACATCTGCATTGAATTGGCGGCGGCAGTCTGAACTGTGGCAAAGCTAAGTGGTACTATAATTTTAGCAGTTCCACCTTTTTTAAGATTCTGAACATCTTTCTTATCAAGAGACCTATATCCAGTATATCTTAGGTAATCTTTATCCCAAAGATACCAGAATTGAGACATAGTGCTAGATGACTCGCACATAAACGAGCGATAGATATTCACCAGATGCTTCTGAAAATCAGAAGCATTGCTATCTTTGTCTCTTAGGTCTTTATTTATCTGTTCTTGATTCATATTAAAAAAGCTTTTGTGCTAAGAAGTTTGTCGCGAAGGTAATAACACCAACTGCTCCCACAGCTTTCCATTTAAAAGCTTCAAGACTTCTTATTCTCAAATCAAGAGAGTCGTAGTTCTTTTTACACGTTTCTTCTAGATTATCTAGTTTAGTGTGTAAAGGTTTACATACAAACTCTCTGTGCTCTTTGAATCGTGTGTATTCCTCAGACATTGAATCAAGTTTTTCTTCACGACGTCGAGCATCTTCCTTCATTTCAGCTAGGGTAGTGAGAATATTCTTGTAATTCTCTTCTGCCCTAACAAGCCTTGACGTATCGTCTGACATAACTTAATTCAACTTTAAAACGTTATTCCTAAAAGAAATGCACCAAGCAGCCTCGCCTCCTACTTCTAAAAAACGATAAGCCAGTATAACTTTGCGCTCGTCCCATAACCTATGAAGCCAACTCCACAAGCCGCCGTTTGCGTGTCTATACTTAACTTCTGCTATACCGTTCTTTAAAAACTCATTATCAGCTTTCCTTTGACTTTCTGGTAATCCGTCTGAATGTTCGTACCGCCAGTCATGTATTGCCGCCGTCGCCTGTGCGCAAGCGTATGCCTTAGTCAAAACATTACACAACTTTTCGGGCAAAGACGCACCTCCCACTCCGTTACAAACTTCGCAAAGTTCATTGAGTGAAGCATTTGCGAAGTCGTTAGGAAACGAAAGCTTAGCTGCTTTCGCCACCGATATGAGTTCGAGCATCTGGTCTTGCGTGTACATTCTTTAAGACTGCGGTTCCTCCTTAACGTCGGAGGGCGGCTCGTTCTCCACTTCAATGTCTGCGGGAATCAAGAGC